TGTGTAACTGCTGGGCTAGCATACTATGTTGCTATGAAAATACCAGAGGGAACTGAGCGTTTACCTATGTTAAAAGCAGTATATGACGAGCAATTTATGTTGGCGGCAGGTGAAGATCGTGAAAAGGCTACGGATCGGTTTGTACCTCGTATGTATAGACCGCACTAATCATGGGAAATAAGTTTGCAGCCGGTTATAAGTCGATTGCAGAGTGTGATCGCTGTGGTTTTCGCTATAAATTGAGTAAGTTGCAGAAGTTAGTAGTAAAGAATACAGTTATTAACATGAAAGTATGTCCGCAATGCTGGGACCCAGATCATCCGCAGTTAAAACTTGGTATGTATCCAGTAGAAGATGCACAAGCGGTACGTGAACCACGCCCAGACTTAACTACTAACGAGTTGAACATTGGGTCTAGGGATATTCAGTGGGGCTGGAACCCAGTAGGGTTTGGTAATGGTGGTGATAATGGACTTGCTGTCAACAGATTAGTGGCTCTAGGGCAAGTAGGTTCAGTAACTGTAACAATTTCTTAGGAGTTTAAAATGGACAAGATGGATAAATCGCAAGACAAAAAAATGATCAAAAAAGCTATGGGTCAGCACGATAAACAACAGCATGGCGGCAAGAAAACTAAGATCGCTTTGAAAAAAGGCGGTGTAACTAGTTTGGCTATGAAAACTATGGGTCGTAACATGGCACGTGCTAACAATCAAAGGGGCAGATAATGGCTAAATACAGCAAGAAGCTCATGGGTAAAGAAGTAGGTGATGCTGCAGTGTACGCCGAGCCGCATACTATGGACGGCAAAAAACTTAGCATTGACGACGTAAACAAGTATACCGCCGGTGCTGATGTCGTAAAAGATATGAACATTTCTGTTGGTGGTATTAGTAAAGGTAACTATAAAGAAACCAAAACTACCGGCATTAAAGTTCGTGGTACTGGCGCAGCTACTAAAGGTTTGATGGCACGTGGCCCTATGGCTTAAGGAGTAAGTTGTGAACTACGCCGAGTTAAAGACTAATATCAAGAACATTTGTGAGAACGCTTTCACAGATACTGAACTCGCTATGTTCACCCAACAAGCTGAACAGAAAATATATAACACGGTGCAGATACCGGCGTTACGTAAGAACGAAACAGGTAACGTGTCAACAGGTAATTCATATTTAACATTACCCCCAGACTTTTTATATATTTTCTCTTTAGCGGTTATTACTACTGAGGGATATAAGTACCTACTAAATAAAGACGTTAACTTTATACGTGAGGCTTATCCTTTCCCTGCAGTTACTGGCACTCCTAGATCGTATGCAATTTTTGACACCAACACCTTAATAGTAGGACCTACTCCTGACAGTAACTACTCAGTAGAGTTGCATTATGGATACTATCCAGAGTCTATTGTTACAGCAGGAACTACATGGTTAGGTGACGAATTTGATTCTGCCTTATTAAATGGAGCGTTGATAGAAGCTATCCGCTTTATAAAGGGCGAAGCCGATATGATTGCACTGTACGAGAAGATGTACTTGCAAGCGATTACATTACTTAAAATGCTTGGTGACGGTAAGTTGCGTGAAGACGCTTACAGAAGTGGTCAAGTTCGTGTACCTGTTTCTTAAGGATAATTATGTTTACAGCCCCTGTACAACCAGAAGTTGGTAACGTATTTGTAGCTACAACAAATAATCGTGGGTTTACGCCTGAAGAGTTACTTGATCGTGCTATGAATAAGATTATTTATGTAGGTGAGAACTCTCATCCTACGATCAGAGCACAAGCTGAAGCGTTTAAACGTAATGTTGCTGACATCGTGTTGTTTTACATGAAAGAAGCTGTGTACCAAGATAGGGTGACTATTGCTAATGTACTTACACAAGCAGGGCATCCAGAATTAACTAAACTTTTGGAGAACTAAAATGGCTTTTTCCGGCAACTACATGTGCACTTCCTTTAAACAGGAATTAATGCAAGCTGTACATAACTTTACTACAAGTACAGGCAATACTTTTAAACTAGCTTTGTATAACAACAGTGCTTCTTTTACTGCGGCTACTACTGCCTATACAACTAGTAATGAAGTATCAGCTTCCGGTACTTATGCTGCAGGTGGTGGTTCGTTAACTAATGTAACTCCTACTACTTCTGGCACAACAGCGTTTACTGATTTTGCTGATTTGTCTTTTACTACAGCAACTATTACTGCATTTGGCGCAATGATCTACAACTCGTCAGCAGCAGGTAATCCTTCTGTTGTAATTCTTGACTTTGGCGGCGCAAAAACCTCCACAGCAGGTACGTTTACGATTGTTTTCCCAACAGCAGACGCATCTAACGCAATCATCCGTATTGCCTAAGGTGTTTAATTGGCTGACACTACCGTAGTATTTGAAGGTTGGGATGCCTCAGGAGTTGCTTGGGGCGATCAAGGCTGGGGTGAAGGTCATACTAGTTTAACTGGCACTGGAGAAATCGGTAACTCGGGTGTACAGGAAGATGCAATTGTAGCTTTTGAAGGTTGGAACGCTTCTGGAGTTGCTTGGGGCGATCAAGGTTGGGGCGAGGGGCATACTAATTTAACTGCTACAGGTCAAGTTGGTGTTGCAGTTATACAAGAAAATATTGTTGTAAATGTTACAGGTGTATCTGCTGCAGGTGCGGTTGGTACAGTAACCGTAGAAGTTATAACCGAAGCTAATGTTACAGGTGTATCTGCTGCAGGTGCAGTTGGAAGTGTAACCGTAGAAGTTGTAACTGAAGCTAATGTTATAGGCGTAGCTGCCGTAGGTGCAGTTGGAAATGCGGTTGTTGTAGGTGCTGCAAATACGGGTGTTACAGGCGTAGCCGCTACAGGACAAGTTGGCACTGTAACAGTACAAGAAGGTACGGGGGTAAGTGTTACAGGCGTAGCTGCTACAGGACAAGTTGGTAGCGTAACAGTACAAGAAGGTACAGGTGTAAGTGTTACAGGGGTATCTGCTACAGGCAGTGTTGATGCAGTAACTACAACAGGTAATGCAAACTTAACTTTAACAGGTGTATCTGCTACAGGACAAGTTGGTGTTGCAGTAGTACAGGAAAATGTAAGTATAAATGTAACAGGTGTATCTGCTACTGGTCAAGTTGGAAGTGCGACTGTAGCGGCTAATGCAAACATATACGTTACATTAGATTATGCGATAGGCGAAGTTGGTATCGTAACGACACAAGCAGGTACGAACGCAAATGTAACAGGCGTGTCTGCTACAGGCGATGTTGGCAGTGTTACTACAGATACTGAACAGAATGTAGTCTTAACAGGTGTATCTGCTACGGGTCAGGTTGGAAGTGCGGCGGTAGGATCGTCCACAAATGTTAATATAACTGGGTTAGTAGCATACGGATTAGTAGGAAATGTATTAGTTTGGGGGAACATATACCCAAGTCAAAACCCTGATTGGCAGAATATAAATGATGGACAAACCCCGAATTGGGTAGCAGTAAACGATGGCAACACAGTAACTTGGGCACCAGTAAATGATGCACAAAACCCAAATTGGGTAACAGTAAACGATGGCAACACAGTAACTTGGGTTCAAATTTAAGGAATTACCATGCCAAGCTCATATACAAGTTCATTACGGTTGACGCTACAAGTAACCGGAGAAAATAGCGGCACATGGGGGAATATAGTAAACAACGGTGTTACTTCCCTTGTTGATGCTTCTATTGCAGGTACAGCTACAGTTACACATACTGACGCAGCAAACTATACATTAAGCACTGCAAATGGAGCGACAGACGAAGCTCGCCAAATGTTCCTAAACATTACTGGCACACTAACTGCAGCACGTAACGTAGTATGCCCTACAGCGTCTAAACTTTATTTTTTAAGAAACAACACAACTGGTGGGTTTGCCGTAACGCTTAAAACAAGTGCAGGTACTGGCATCAGTGTTCCAAACGGTAAGTATGCGGCGTTGTATTGCGACGGTACAAACGTAGTAAATGCGTTTGACTTCAACTCAACTTTAATTGCAAACACAGCTACAAATCTTGCAGGTGGTGCAACAGGTTCAATACCATACCAATCTGCGGCGAGTACAACGGCTATGTTGGCAGCCGGTACAAACGGACAAGTTCTAACTTTGGCGGGTGGCGTACCTACTTGGGCAGCAAGCACAGGCGGTGTTACGTCGTTTAGCGCAGGTACTACAGGACTTACTCCAAGCACAGGCACTACAGGTGCAATTACTTTAGCCGGTACATTAGATGTAGATAATGGTGGTACGGGTCAGACAACATATACAGATGGTCAGTTATTGATAGGTAATACAACTGGCGGTAACACACTTACCAAATCGACGTTAACTGCAGGTACCGGCATATCTATTACTAATGGCGCAGGTTCAATCACTATCGCTACTTCTGGCGGTGGCGGTACAGTTACATCCGTTACAGGTACTGCTCCTGTTGCATCATCTGGCGGTTCTACACCGGCTATTAGTTTAAACGCTGCTTATGGCGACACATTAAACCCTTACGCTAGTAAGACTGCAAATTTTGTTTTAGCTGCTCCAGATGGAACGGCAGGTGTGCCTACATTTAGAGCAATAGTTGCCGCTGATGTTCCTACATTAAATCAAAATACATCTGGTACTGCAGCAGGGCTATCCACAACATTAGCTGTTGGTTCTGGCGGTACTGGAGTTACAACAACCCCTGCAAATGGTGCTGTACTTATTGGTAATGGTTCGGGGTACACCAGCAGCACATTAACTGCAGGTAGTGGCGTAACTATCACTAACGCATCAGGCTCTATTACTATTGCAGCTTCCGGTGGTGGCGGTGGCGGTACAGTTACATCCGTTACAGGTACTGCTCCT